CGCGAAAAGAAACATTATGTTTTTAAGCATCCCTCAGGCAGAATATTTTGCACAAGCAAAAGCACTTTAGACAAGCGTTTCCTAAGAAACGTTGAAAGCTTTATTAAGCGTTCCCTTTCCTCCTGATTCTTCCCAAAACCATGCTTTCCCTCCTTCTCGCAACTGCACTGCCCGAACTGCCTCCCGTGCAACAACAAGCTCCTACCAAGGAAGAAGCGCTTCTTGAGCGCATCATCAAAGAAGGTCAAACCGCCACTGAGCGCAAGTTCGGCGATTGTCACTACGCATGGGGCTCTTGGAAGCTCTCGTCTGATGGCGTGAGGACTACCACTCGTCAATGCAAAGATGAAAGCGCTCAAACGCCTGTGCCCATTGCAGTGAGCTGCCCTCTGCTCAAAGTGAACGTGCTTCAAGACAAGCAATGGCAGGGCTGGCGGAGTCCCGTGGCAAAAGGCGCTAAACCAGGCGAAGCCAATATGGTTGCCGCTCTCTGCGCCAACGTCACCAACTAACTAAAGGCAGAGCTGGGCTAGGCTTCACGAGGCCTAGCCCTCACAGCGTGCTCCATCGCTGGTAACGCCTCAATGAAGAAATCATTGGGAGCATTCATCTTATCATGCCTTTTCCCATTGGAACCCTTGTTGATCTCTACGATTCAGGCTTCCAACAATGGAGAGGCGAATACACCGTTGTCAAAATCACAGAAACTGGCCTGCATAAGATCAAAAACACTAAAACCAATAGCCAGCAGTTCGTAAAGGAAACTGCTCTCCGCATGGGCCGGCTCCGGCCCTTTCGCATTGAGAGCCTTTATGAAGGTTTGTAACAGGCCTCAATAGAGGCCTTTCTGTGCTGTATTGTTCTTCACATGGGCAGCGATGCCCCCCCCCGAGGAACCAACCATGGCAATCATCAACCACACTGTCGAGCAGCTCACTGGTCCTGGCTACTGGACCAAATTCGAGGGACTGGAGCGCGTCAGGCTCACGATCACTGTGCCCAACTGGCACGAACCTTTCCCTACTCAGCAGAGAGCTGGCGCCGAAGATCCTCGCTCTCTCGAGCTGATTGGTCTTCTTCACGTTTGCCAAAGCTGGTACATCAATGGTCCCGTGATGGACCAATGGACCATTTCTACGCTCAGTGGCCCCATCAAAGTGCCTGCTGGCACCCGCATTGTCTCCGAGCCACTGCCTGAGAAGTGGGCAGCATGGGAGCAGGAAGCCAGCGAAGGCAAAAAGCAGTGGTGGGCCTATTCCAATGGTCGCACTAGCTTCTGTTAAGCATTGTTACAGCGGGGCCGATTACGGCCCCTTTCAAATTATTGTTCTCTTGTTCGCAACCAAACCATGCACCGCCCCTACGAAGGTCACCGCGAAGATCCTTATCTCGCCAAGCTTGAGGCTGATCGCCAAGCACAACACAGTGGCTATGGAGTACAGCGCTATCTTTGCGCCGATGGCTCCCAAAAGTGGGAAGCATACGGCTGGGAACGCATTACAGAGCTTTCCATCCACACCACTTCCTACGGCATCTTTGACCACAAGTGGCAAGCTGAACAGTATTTCAACAACGCTATCAACGGTTGATCATGCCTTTCCCATTGTCATTTGTCTCTGAAGATGAATATGGCGTGTCTTATGCAGCGCGCATATTTCATTCCATTGAAGAACTGCACGATGAAATTAGAGCCTTGGAAGAACTGCTTGATGAAAGCTCCGCTAGCAGGGGCCATGTCATCCAAGCAGCTCTAGATCAGCTCAAACAACTTGCCCTTTCCATTGAAGACGAGCCCCTTTCCACTTACGACCAATGATCACTACCATCCGCACCTACCAAGACAACGGCCCGTATTTCTCCTGCACAAGAGGCAGCTATCAAGCTGCCTCGCTCCAGCAACTCATTTTTCACGTACGACAAGCGATGGAAGACCGTGAGGACACCATTGGCATCTTTGGCCCAGATGGGGCCTGCAGAGGCATCTGGCAGCGTGAGCTAGAAGGGCACGTAGATAGCGCTGGCGATGCCATCGTGGACCACGAGGGCTATGAGCTGCTTCGCCCTTCCACCAAGGAGCAATGGATGTGGAAGCGCCTCCAGGAGCAACTGGCATGATCCTTATTGATTTCTTTGATGCTGACTGCTGCAAAGGCACCGAACTGACAGAAGGCTGGTATTGGTATGACGATGATGATGAAAATGGCGTGGGAGGGCCTTATGAAAGCGAAGAAGCTGCCGTTAAGGCAGCTTTTGATGGGCATGGCTGGTAGTCTTTGACAATGAAAATCCTTATTGCTTGCGAATACTCTGGCACAGTACGCGATGCCTTCATCGCTCGTGGCCACGATGCAATTAGTTGTGACTTGCTGCCTACTGATCGCCCAGGGCCGCACCATCAGGGCGATGTGCGTGACATCCTCCATGATGGCTTTGATTTAATGGTGGCGCATCCACCTTGCACTCACCTAGCAGTCAGTGGAGCCCGATGGTTCAAGGATAAGCTAAATGAACAGGCCGAAGCTCTTGATTTCGTGCGTTTGCTATTGAATGCACCAATTGAACGCATTGCGCTTGAAAATCCAATCAGCATCATCTCCTCACGCATTCGCAAGCCAAGCCAAATTATTCAACCATGGCAATTTGGCCATGGCGAAACAAAGGCCACGTGTTTATGGCTAAAAAACCTTCCACCACTCCAGCCCACAAATATTGTCAATGGAAGGGAAAATAAAATCCATAAAATGCCACCCTCCAAAGATCGCTGGAAGCTGAGAAGTCTTACATATCAAGGCATCGCAGATGCAATGGCAGATCAGTGGGGATGAAGAGCTGGATCCGGCTGGATTCCTATCTGGGGCCCGGCTGGAGGCCTATCTTGGAAAATTAGACCCGGCTAGAGGCGTATCTAGGGTCCGGCTAGAGGCGTATCTAGGGCGGAGCCTCCAGGGGCGATCGGTGAAAATGAAAATCATTCTTATTATGCTTTTATGCGCATACAGCGATATCGGCATATGCGCATAGCCGTATAGTAGTACAGGCGTACCAATAACATTATCACACTAGTGTTATATAAGCTGAGCTTATCATTCCGGGCTGATTGATCAGCATCCCTTATCGGATAAGCAATGCTGATGGTTTGCGGGGCCTCCCATCAGCATCCCTTATCGGATAAGGGATCCTTTTCTAACCCTTACTCGTGGCTGTCTTAAGTGATAACTACTAGTGGCTGCCTTAAGTGATGCCTACTTATCACGCCAGCTACTGAGGCTATGGCGTGGTGACTCTGTGGCAGCAGGTGAGCCGAACTGCGCGCGCCAGTAGCTGTTTCTATGGCGCGCGATTCCCTGGCAGTAGTTTGCCCGTACTGCTGCACGCTGTTTGTCTCCTACTGTTCGGCATTGTCTGCTGCTCACTGCGCGCTGCTGTTTGTCTCCTACTGCTCGCCCTTATCTGAGCGCTACTGTTCGCCGTTAAGTGCAAACATTTCAAACCGTAACGCGGCTGGCGCTTCCGGCCCGTGCAATGGTATGGGCGTCGATTGTTGCTGAATGTTGCGACGCTTGCCTTATGGGCGCATGTCGTGATACGCGCGCGCGCGATCGTTTCATGGGAGCCAGCAAGGCGGCATTGATCAGCGCAGCTTGTCATTCCGAGCGATTCCAGGCACAGATAAGCGTATCCGCTTATGAGCGGCCTTTCTATGGTCAAACGATCAGCCGTGCTGATCACAAGCGCTTTCGTGGCTGTAGTGGCACTGATCGGTGATACGCTTCCCTGGTACCTCGAAATCCTGACCTGTTCAACCGCGCCGGAGGTTTCTCTCGCGCGATGGCCGCGCACTACGCGGCGCCTTTGGATGACCTTTACCCTCGTTTAAACCATGAACAACAACCCCAATCCTTTGCACGGTTTTTTGATCATTTCCACCGACGGATCAGTACTAGCTGCGTCCGATTGCTATATCGTTAATGGCGAAACCATCCCTGACCATGTATGGGATGAACTCGACTCCATGACCGATTCCGAAGCCGCTACGGTTGGGCGCTCTTATGGGCGCAAGCTTTCCGATGCTGTAACCGTTGCCCCTAAGCTTCCTGGCGAAATCTAATTAATTAGCGCTTCCCTTTATTCAATCAGCTTCCCTCCAAAAAAACATGAACAACACTACCAACACCGCCGTTTCCTACGTACCCGGCGCTGTGATTTCGGCTGCCATCAGCAACCATGTCTACACTATCCCCACTGTGAAACTATCCGGCGCAGCATTAATCGAGCACACTACAAAATACCCGGAACTGTTCCCTTCTAAGACTGATCTAGTGGCCGCGTCTGGCCACGTTAGAAACGATGGAAAGGTGGCCTTTGTTAGCTTCTACGAAACCCTACTAGCGGCAAAATTAGAAGCTGACCCTAACTACTACGTCACCATTGAAGAAGCCCGCGATGAAGATAAAGAGTACGACGCGCTAAGCCTGCCGCTGCAGGAACTTTACGATGAAGTGCACGAGCGCTTCGGTGAGAAATGGGGCCATACGATGATCCTAGACTTCATTCAGGAACTTAACGATCTTGGTATCAACGACACTAACGCACTCGACAATGCCTTCTATACCGTCATGGATGATACCTACCAATGGGAGAGACAATTTACGGAGGAATACATTAACGAACTGGAAAGCTTGCAGGATTCTTTAATTTATCACGCCATAGATTGGCAGGCCGTATGGGATCATCAGCTCACCTATGATTTCTATACCATCGAGTTTGACGATCAGGTGTTTGTATTTCACGCAAACTACTGATTTCTAATCATCAGGCCGCCAAAAGGCGGCCTTTATTCTGTCTCACACAAAAAAACATGCCCTTTGAAATACCATCTCCTTACTCTGTCGACTACTTGCAAACTATTCAACATGCCGAAGACACACTGAACAGTATGCACGGTGATGATTTTTGTTGGCATCTCTTTATAGACTGCGGCCGTAACTGGCCATTATATTTTGCAGCCATAGAAGCTCTTTATCTCCCGAAGCTATGATTCGCCTTGCCTTCTCAAAAGATCAAGCCCTGGCCGTGCTAGCAGCGCTGGAAGCCTGGCAAGCTGAGCACTCTCTGGAAGCGCTAGAAGCGCCCATAGGGAGGCTTACGGTCGCCGGCGTGGCATCTCCCTACAGTTCGGCCCTGGAAGCCCTGGAAGCCCGTTACGGGCCTTTCTAAGCCCATAGGTTGAGTGACGGCATGAAGCCCGGCAGCAGTGCCGGGCTTTTGTCTTGGGGAAGTAAGGGATAATCCTGACAGTTGCAGTGCAAATATCACCCTCAATTCTCAATAACACCCCTTATTGAGAACGCTTTCACTTTGTAACGTATTGTGAAACGGTATCCGTTGACACAGCGCAGTAGCAGGGGCGTGTGCGTCTGGGGGCCGCGGTATCCCCC